TGGATTTAGCTGCAGCACTTAAAGAATCTGGCATTTGTGGTTTAGTACCAGAATTAGACATATTAAGAGTTGTAGTTGGTAAGACTGGTGTAGTATTATTATTGGTCTGTAAAGTAGAACCACTATTGACTGCAGTTTGTCCGGTAGCAGTGTTAAAAGCTCCGCTAGAACCTCCAAATAAAGGTGCTCCGTATTCTGCCCAAGGCAATGTGGTTTGCAAAGTAATTAAAATGTCTTTATCTATATTATTTAAATCTTCTGGGCCTTTAAATTTTACATCTTTTAATTTTTGATTTAAAGGTCCATAAAGTGTATTGGATAAATGCGGCACCCAAACTTGAACTCTGTTTCTTCCTTCTGGATCAGGAGAACTACTAACTACTAATCCTAAATGTATACCCTTGATTGGTTCCATTTTATTATTAAGGATTATTTGGATTTGCGACCACTGGTGTTGGAGTCACTGGTGCAACTTGTTGAGGAGCTGCATTAGGATTAAAGAAATTACCAACAGAAGTTGCAATATTACCCGGTATAGCTCCCACTTCAGCTGCCGCTGCACCTGCTGCAGCTGGTATAGCACGCGCATTAGTTTTAAAATCTTCTATGTTTGCTTTAGCTTTATTAAAACACGGATTAGAATTTACGTCCAAGAAACTAAATGGATTATCAGGATCCATATAACCTGGATTAGGAGTAACATTACCATAAGCAAGATTACCAAAACCGTTTGTGCCAGTATCACCAGATCTGTACCACTGACTACTATTTCCAGCAACACCTTGAGTCAATAATACAGAACCTAATGGACCTAATTGGCTTTCCAATCCGTAGTGCAAAAGAATAGCATTAGCTATCTGAATAGCTTTATTACCATGTCCTTTGGTAAATCCAAAATTAGATATTAATTGACCCATAAAAGCTTCTGGATCGGATGATAATTGATTTAAAGCTGCAAATACATTATTGACGCCAGGTATTAATCCGGCTAAAGATATAGGGTTATAAGCATAATTTAAACCTTGAGCCGCGTAATTTACAACTGTTTGTATAGAATTGATTGCATTAAAAATAGCATCTCCGCCATTAAAAAGTTGAGCAAAAAATGCGATGTCATCTAGTACAGATTGAAAAGCACTTAATACAGCACAAATTAAATCCAAAGGTATTAATCTACGAATTTTTTCATAAACATAGTGATTTAACAAAGTTAATAAATGATTAACCATTAAAGCAAATCTTTGTAATACTATTAAAGCTCCGTGATATATGTTATATATTGCTTGTATAAAACCTTGTACAGCTCCTTGAACCCTATAAAGAAAAGAACTTAAACCTCCATATGCTCCGGGAGGTAAACAAAGATAAGATCTTGTACGAATAACATTACAAAAATTTTCTATACCAGTTACCATTCCAGGATGTATACTATTCAAAAGATCTGCACCCAAACAAGGAGCGTTTTGAGCCGGTCCTGTAATAGGGTTTTGAAACATTTGAGAAGTCATCAAAGCATCAATGCCTAACATTCCACCTGTAACTAATTCTCCCTTTTGACCAGCTGGCGTTTGTTTTTGTAATGTTTCTAATAAATGATTTTCTTTACACCATTTTACAAAATTAACATAGGTACCTCGCGGACCTCCTGTAATAGGATAAGGATCTCCTTGATCTATAGCCCAAATATGACCTATAGAACTTTTACCATTCACTAGTATATCTAATCTTGCAGCGTATTGATTACCGTCACCGTTGGCTTTAAAAGTATCTATATTAATTCCACTAACTGAAGCTTTTAATCCAGAAGAAGCCTCTAATTGTTTTAAAGTGTCTTTGTTTACAACAGTGGATTGAGTAGTGGATTGAGTAGTAGATTGACTAGTAGCCATAATTAATGTATTATATAAAAACTTATGGCGAATAGCGTATTTTACCCTCCGATTGGTTTATCGGGGTATGCAAGAGCTGGCAAAGATTCTTTGTGTGCTGCTTTGATAGAAGCTTTTAAAGAAAAATATAATTTAGAAGCTAAGAGATTTTCTATAGCAGGTGATTGCATAAGAAAAGATCTTGAAAAATTAATATCAGATAAAACAAATTTATCAGTCTTTACCACCAAAGATAAAGAAAAAACCTTACTCAGACCTATGTTTGTTGAATATGGAAGACTAATGAGAAACACATCAAAAGGACGCTATTTTATAGAGAAATTAAGCGCAGATAAAACATTTAGAAAGAATAATATATCTATAATAACAGACATAAGATATATAGAATACCCCAAAGACGAGGTTTGGTGGTTAAAGGATGAAGTTAAAGGGACTCTTTTTTATATAGAAAGAGAAGGTTTAGAACCTGCAAATAATTTTGAATTTACTAATAATAAAATAATTAAATCTTTGGCTGATCAAATTATTAACACAACAGATTACAAAGACTTAAAGATTTATAAAAAAGAAATTAAAAAAATAGCTTCTAATTTAGTGGATTTTTATGTTACCACTTTCCTATAGGACATTTCTCAGCTCTCAAGTAAGTCTTAACAGCCATATTACATCCACACTTTCCACATCTTTCTTGTTGTTGATTAAAAAATGCACAACCTTTGCATACGTTTAATCTTTTTTGAGCAGCCTCATTATCTACTCTTAAACTATTTCCTTGAGCTACACTTATAGCATTATTAATAATACTACTACCTAAATTTTTTGCCATTTGTATAGGTGGAGGGTAATGATTATTATCGGAAGCCTCTATACTTTTCTTTTGAGCTTCTTGTAATTTAATTTTAAGCTGCTCTCTATTCATGTTATAATTTTGAATCTAAAACTGGGAACATTTTTTTGAAAGCGTCTACCTTGGTTGCCACAATATCATTAACATAATTATCTTTAGTAAAGACATGCATAGTCTTAACTATAAGCCACTGACCTAAAAATCTATCATCAAATGGATTATTTTCACTAGAAGTGATTCTATCTACAAATATAAATTTGCCAGGTGTTCTAAATGTCAAACCCGGAGACTGAAAATATAGAGATTGATTTAAAAATAAAACTTCTTTCATCATTTTTAAAGCTGTTTTATTTTTAGGGAAAAATGTTTGAGATTCAAAATAAGGAGTTGTCATCAAACCAGTTTGTTTAGTTTGGTTAATATTCATTAATATTTGACCTTTATTATTATAAGCATATAGACCTTGTTTAGCTAAATTTTCTATATTTTGAGAAACCTTAGCAGCTGTGTTGTCTTGATAATATATATTAAATTCTGATTTAGAAAAATCAAAATTGTGTATAGGTCTATTAGTTATTCTATCATCATCTGTTGACACCATGGGAGCAAATTTATATTTCTTAATACGTGAAGCTACACCAGACATAAAATTTTGTATATTAGTGCCTGGCATGTTTGGTGCTCGAGGGGTATATGGTGGTGAATTTTCCGGTGATAAACCATCTTCTAATATTAATTTTTCTATTTGATTTTTTTCTGCATTTTGAAAATAATATGAAAGAGCCTTTAAATGAAATTTTTTGTCTGCCGTATTCCTTCCAAAGTCTAAAATTAATGGTGTATTATCAATACCAACTGCATATTGATATACATAATTCAAATCATCCAAAGCATTACTATTAGCTGGAGAAGTATAAATTATACCTTGACCCAAACCATCACCATCAAATCCTTTATCCCATTCTCCAAAGCTTGCTAAAAGAATACTAGGTTTATCTATAGATCCTTCATCATTATAACCTATTTTTAAATCCGAATTATCTGGATCACTATTTTTTGATCCAGCTGCCTTTATTATAGATTTCATAGCAGCTGTAACTGGCATAGCCCTTTCTTTGTCTGTCGCTCCTATTTTTCCTTTATTGGGTCCGTATTTTGCAGTAGACCATTCTATATTTCTTTCTTTTAAAATTTGTAATCTTTCATCTTGAAAATATAATTTACGTAATTTATTTTGAACATTATCTGTAGGCAAATCTTCTATATCATAAACAATAAAATCAAAACACATTTCCCACAAATTTCTAGGTAATTTTTCACTTACAACATCTTCACCTATAGAAGTCGGATTATTTATAGGGTATATTTTGACACTAATTCTATTACGTCCATCACTTCTAAAAATATAAGGAGCTGATATTTTCTCTACAGGACTCTTTCCTCCTATAGTTGAAGAACCTCTTTCAAACATTTCTAAATTATTTTTTAAAATTATCCATCCATTGGTAGGCCAATTAACTAAGGTTTCTTCTATAGCTAAAGCCTCTACAAACATAAAAGGCACTAGATGAGGTTTGTAACCATTAAATTGATTATATAACCAAATTTCTATATGATAAAATTGATCTCTTATTTGATAAATAAACTTTGAATTGTTATTATTACCAGGAGTTGTTGGTGAAGTAGAAGCAAAAGCTTCTGCTAGGTTTCCCCCATGTTGTACTATAGGTGATATAGAAGAAAAAGGAGACGTGGCCATATATTAGCAAGAAGATATATTAATATCTTTTAAAAGATTTACTTCTAATTGATTATAAGCAAAAGAAACATCACAAGTTATCTCCGCGGGATCCTGGTATGAATAATTTATTTGACCTAAAGAAGTAACAAAAGCATTATTATACTTAAAAGAAATAATTCTATTATCATATTCATCTAAAGCATAAAGAGTAAAATTAGAAATATATTGACTTAATGGATTTGTTAATCTTATATTTTCTCCTACAAAATTTGATTGCATATTTAAATTTGAGGTACTATTTTGAGAATCATTAAATAAATTTAACCATTTCCATAAAATCCAATAGTTTTGATATCCGTTACCTACTAAAAATTTTATATCTAAAGATGGATATGCTGGTCGAGACATACTGGAAACTTTTAAAACCTGACCACCAAAAGGTAAATTTATTTCTGGTACAGAAATTTTAGGAACCGGGGATCCATAAATTGTAAATTGTATAGGGTCTGCAGAATACTTGTTTTGTATTACTGTATCTTGCATATTTTTTAATGCAATAGGCAAATCAAGTATCAAAAGGAACTTATCATTACGTGATCTATTTAAAGTGGCTTGGTTCATAAATTAAAATAATATAATGGGTCTATATTCTTCTATAGAAGACTTATCCTCTTGAAGAGGGGTTTTGAACTTATCTTTTTCATTACCGCCTTGTGTATGCAACCAAATCCATAGGTTTTTAGCCTCATCAGCCAGTGCCGCATTACCTTCTTGGCCTTTAACTGGCATATAACTTGGTAATACTGGAGCACTTCTTTTTTGTAAAGTATATCCTCCGCCTATGAGTAAAGGGCTTTTTGATATAAGATCTGAATTATCTACAAGAGCTTGTATTCTACTAGGTCTTCCCTGATCATCTAATTCGGATACTATAAAATATTTAGAAACCAAAGAAGGGTCTAAAATAAAAAGACCCCAAATCAAACCAAATATTCTATCATCTAAATCTTTATCGCTTCTTTTACTAAAAGTAAAATTAGGTAAACGAACAAAATTATAAAGTTCTAATATAGTATCTAAATCATTCAATTTTACTACTTTTAATCCATTAGACCAATATCTAAAATTAATAATACCTTTGTATCTTGTATTAGTATGATTATGAACGCCTAATCTTTTTCCCGTATCATAATGTTTGCTATTACCTTCAAATTGATAAGAGACAATGTTTTCATATTGATGTGTTTGGTGAAGAACGTCTAATACTTGTTGACCATTATTGTTGTTTTCAATAAGAATAGGGGGTCTTCCCCAGTCGGTCAAAACACTCATTAACTTTGTTCCGAAATGAAAAGGACTCATTGTATTAGTAGAATATATAGCCACTTGTCTAATATCTTGTAAATTAGTAACATCTAAAATCTGAGCCACTGTATTTGATCTTCCTATACCCTCTCCTACATCGACTCCTATAATATAAAGATTACCTGGTTTTGGTAATTCAAATATTTTATAAAAACCATTATCATTAATAAGAACTGGTTCTTTAGCTTGAGTTTTTAATTCATCTAGATAGGTTGTATCGACAACACTCTTACCCGGGAGAATAAAAGCATTGCCATATTCTTGTTCAAAGTCTTCTTCCGAACCCAAAGCCGCTATAGCCCCCTTTTTCCATTCTTCGTCTCTTTCAGGAACATCCCACCAATCAACTCTTTCTAAGTGCCATTCGCTTCCTTTCTTTTGAGATTCTTCATAAAGTTCATAAAATTTATTATCAGTTCCATTGGGTGTGCTAATAGCAACAATTTGAGATTTCTTGGAAGAAGATATAATAGGAATAGCAGATTTCCAAAGCTCTTTCATGAGTTCTGTAGGGCAGTGAGCCATCTCATCAATAATAAGAAGATTACTTGTACTACCACGAGGACCTGCAGCTGAGGTTGTACTAATAGTAATAGCAGAATCTT